GGGAGATGATACATTATTATTGTTGGGGGGTCTCAGGTATTCCCGAACCTGTCATTGACGTCAGCAAGGTCAACTGACATGAGTTTGTCAAGAACAGGGTGGGAGATTATTCCAGCACCAAAGCGGGGAAGACCATCGAGATATGTTTCAACATCGATGATCTCTTGAGCAGTGATGTGATACCGTAGCATGAGAGAATTTTCAAGTGATTGCCCTTCGTTATGGAATTGGGTGGTATCATACACCTTCCTTCCTACGGAAATAATGTTTCCGGCGCGGTCATGGATGTCCAAGTATTTGCGCACGATGGGAATCGCGCCACAATTGTGACGCATGCCACACACGACAGTGTGGATGTAATCGTTCATTTTCTTCCTGGATGGGGGGTTCACAGTCCAGAAGAGCCTGGAGATTACTCGACCAGGTTTGGGCACGTAGGCGAACGTACCTTCACCATTAGGCAGCCAGATCGAGCTTGCAAACTCGACTTGCCAGGGATGGTGAAATTTCTCGTATTCCGGAACGATGCCTAAAGAACGCTCGATAGTTGCGAGAGCGTGGTGATCAAAATCACCTTCGACTATGACGAGCAAGTCATCTCCGATCACGAGGATGTCAGCACTAAGGCCCATGCGAGCACACGCTTCGTACGCGATGGCGGCGTTAACAATACTGTTCCCTAAGGTCGTATCGTTATGGCCAGACTTCACCGTGTACTTCAACTTGTAAACAAGGCGCGGCCCGATGTCCTTTTTCTTGGTAGCTGATCCACGCACCGAGGCACAGTCGTCGAGGAATTCAAAGAAGTCTTCATCATAAATGAACTTCCGCAAGACCCACTTTTTGAGGTCGTGGTGAATTTCCTGCATACTTGCGTCCCAATTCTTCCCATCTCTTTCATAGAAATGGGGATTGGTGCGCGTTGCCATGGTGGTGGTCATCCAGGTGGCGAGGGCTTCAGCGTTCATCCCAGAAGCTATGGTTATGGTGATGTCAACGGCGTCGTTGATCTTATGGCGGTGAAAAACAGAGCACACTGCCTTTTGGGCAGCATAGAACGTGGGCGCCCATCTTGATTGGGTGTTCAGGTTCTTGTACATCTGGATCATTCTTGCCTTGCTGGGCAATTTATGGCCACATTCACGTTTTATGAATGCCTTAACCTCGCTCGGGGAGAAAGGGTCTTCTAACATCGATCGGTGAATTGCTTCTTGTTTGGATTGAGGCCACTTGGTGATCCAGTGGTCGTACCAAATTTCAAAATAAAGTAAATAACTACACCGTAACTCATTGACGGAGTCGAAATCCTTCATAAAGTGGACAAAGCTAATGGTTGCCTCATTTTGCTTTGCGCCATGTCGCTTCACAAGGGCGTTGTGAAGATTACACATGCACTGGCGGCACGTGTACGACCAAGAAGTGTTGTATCCAACGATGGTGGAACCGAGTTGAGCATGATCGCCACAAGCTCGTGGACGATCAGTGGAGAGATCTTTGTGTTTAGGATCAAAGCATAGTGCGCGCTCTTCTGGCGTCGGCACACCCAAACAAGTTGTGTTTGCAGCTTGACCCACCGGTACTGGGAAGAACATGCCTGGGGACGGCAAGGGTAAATCCAAGGCGGTATCGATCATCCCAAATTCATCAAAGATCATAGGAAGAATCTGGGGAGGGGTGTCGTGTGTGGCGACGCCCCGTCAGAAGTCATCACGAGCTCCCAACAGGCGCCAGAGCCCGCCCCAACCTATTATTTGATCGGGGACGAGGTCATTGGAAGCTAATCGATAGTGGAAAAGCTGCCGGGCACGTTGGAAGAAGAGAACCCCAAGGTAAGCTAGGTACCCTGAGAGCAGCACGATTGCGGGCGTAATGTATTTGACGAAACAAAACATCAGGCCTCTTTGCTCATGCTCTTCAGATTGGGAGAAGATGACTCCAAAGATGACGGTGACGATGAACATGTAGATTGAGAAAGCACTAAACACGGCGGCGATGGTTGCAGCAGCTGGGAGCTCGACGAAATCAGGGGTGGTCAAGCCAATTTTACGTGCGTAGTTATTCTTCCGGTCTCGGCGAACGCCGATGAGCCTTTGGTCCAAGGTGGTGCGAACTTCGTCAGCCGCAGCAGCGTACCTCGCGGAAACGTCGGCATACTCGAGATTTCGCAGGCCTTTGCAGACCCGGAAAATCGACGAGGTGGCGTTGCGGAGGTCGTCATGGATGACTTGGACAGTGCCTTCGTAAGGCGTTTGCGTGGCACGGAACCTGATAGTTGACTCAATCTTTTGAGCGTCG